AAAACTGCAAGAAAACCCCGATTTACTTAAGTTAGGGGGTGAAAAGCGTTACTGTACGTTTCTATTTACTGATGTTCGTGGGTTCACGGCTCTTTCAGAGAGTGTAACGCCCGAAGAAGTTACATTTATCATGAATAAAGCCCTTACAGCCCAGCAATCAGCGGTTTCTCAGTGTGATGGCATGGTTGATAAGTATATTGGTGATGCAATGATGGCAATATTTGGAGCGCCATTGCATTTAGATAGCCATGAGGATAGGGCTATAGAGTGCGCTATGCAGATTCAAGAGAATATGAGAGAACTTAACAAAGAGTTTGCATCTAAGGGTTTGCCATCAGTACAAATTGGGATAGGAATCAACAGTGGAGAGGCAATTATAGGAAATATGGGGTCAGAGCAACGGTTTGACTATACAGCAATAGGTGATGCTGTTAATGTTGCGGCTAGGCTTGAGTCAGGTACAAAAGCCGCAGGTGTTGATGTATTGATTGGTTCTGCAACTGCTGATAAAGCTAAAGTTAAGCTACAATCTATTCCATCTATAGAGGCAAAAGGTAAATCTAAAAAATTAGAGGTTTATACTTATGGATGATTGGAATGATCCAGATACGTGGAAAGGTTTATTTCTTGTAATTATTATTGTTGGATTTTTTGTTCTAAGTTATTACTTAGGATGGTTTGAAAACGGTTATTACACTTATGGAGAAGGTGATTGAAGCAATCAACTATTAGCAGACTTGAAGCACACGAAAAAGAATGCTCCATAAGATACCAGAATATAGAAAAACGCCTTGAAGATGGTGCGGCTAGGTTTGACCGCCTTGAAAATATGATGTGGGGTGTATATCCATTTATTATTGTGTGCCTTGCTGTTGCAAAGTTCACTTGATATTATATTGACTCAAACCCCATAAGGGGATAACTAAAGCAGAGGCTAATATGAGCAACTTAGAAGAGAAAGCAACGATGACTGATTCAGTGGTAATTGAAAAAAACAGTGAAGAGCAAAAGCCAAAACAAGTGTTTACTTATGCGGATTATGATGCAGGTACGCAGAAGGAATGGCCTGTTGAATCTTTAGACCCTAATGCTGTTCTTATAATCAACCATGTCCAAAACTTGCAAAATAAACTGACTTCAATAAATCTTGAGGCAGGGGATATTAATTCAGCTATACAAGCAAACAAGAAAAAGTTAATTGATTTGCTACCATCTGATGATTTAGCTGTTATTACTGCCCTTGAGCAAGAGGATTCAACTGCTCACTAAAAGAGGCCGATTATGGCTGGTTTAACTGTAAATACATTACCTACGATAGAGCCTTTGTCAGAAAGTGAAATAAGGGCTTATTGTAGGGTGCAAGATGATACTGATCTTGATATATTACTTATGATGGGCAAAACAGCTAGACAGTTTTGTGAAGAGTTTACGAATAGAACTTTGCTAACCCAAACCTTGCATTTATTTTTAGATGCAATTGAGGATTTAAATAACCCTCTTTGGGAAGGAATGAGAACGGGTCCATACCTAAACTATTACAAAAACTACATTGTTTTGCCTAAAGGTCCAGTGCAATCAGTTACAAGCGTTCACACTTTTGATGATGCAGATAACAGCACTTTAATGGCATCAAGCAGGTATTTTGTTGATACTAGCAGAGACCCAGCCAGAATCACCTTGAGAACAGGAGAGACTTTCCCGACTGCGCTTAGAGTAGCTAACGCGATTAAAGTTATTTATAAAGTTGGCTACACTAACGTATCTCTTATCCCAGAGCCTTTAAAGCTAGGAATGCTAATGCACGTTGCTTATATGTACGATCAGCGTGGAGATATGAAAGATTATCAGCAAACCTTGGCAATGCCTCCAATGATACAAAAGCTGTACGCTCCTTATGTGATTCATGGGGGCTTGGGTAGCTCTACCTTAATGGCTACAGGCTAATGGCTACTTCTGGCGCATCAATAGGCGCTATGAGGAACAGCATTGTTATCCAAAGTGTTACAAGCACAACAGATAGCGGTGGAGGCCGTGGAGTGGCTTGGTCAACGTATAAGACGGTTTTTGCTCACGTAGAGCAACTTTCTGGCAATACTAAGTACACGCAAGGGGTAGTAGATGAAAAGGGCTTATACGCCTTTACAATACGTTATATAACAGGTTTAACCACTCAGCACCGTATCAACTACAATTCTAAATTATTTTCTATAACTTCAGTAATAGACCTTGATGAGAGAAACAAATACCTCGTTATCAAAGCCAGCGAGGGTGTCGCTGTATGAGTTTTGTTATTGTTAATGAAAAAGAGTTTATAGCCAAGCTAACAAACAGGCTTAAAAAAGAACCTATCAAACACGCAAAAATAGCGGTACAACTAGCGGCTGATGCGGTACGGAACGAAGCTATCAACTCTATTGCCAGAGGGTCTAAAAGTGGCTCTACAGTGCAAAAGTACAATCCAAAAAGAACGCACCAGCAATCAAAAACTGGTGAAGCACCTGCAACTGATACTGGCTTTTTAATATCTCAAATTAGCGCCTCATCTATGATTGAGGGAACAACCGCCATAGGCGAGGTTAAATCTTCAGCCCCATACAGTAAGTTTCTTGAATATGGAACCCTAAACATGGGCAAACGTCCATTTATGCAACCAGCTTTAGATAAAAGCGCCAGAAAGATTAAAAAAATATTTATTAGGGAAGGGTTGCTTGGTAGAAAAGGGTCTAAGAAATGAGCATCAATCAATTCGCATTACAAACAGCTATTTACACAAAGCTATCCACGGATAACAACCTTACAAGCACTCTTGGAGCTAGTGTATTTGATGATATTCCTGAAAACACTCCGTATCCATACGTTCAGTTAGGCGAAGATACAGCAATAGATTACAGCACTAAAGATCAAACTGGTTCAGAAGTTACTGTAAATATAGATGTTTGGAGTAGGTATCGCGGCAGTTTGCAAGCAAAAAATATTATGGACAGGGTGCATACTCTGTTGCATGATAGCAGTCTGTCTGTCACAGGCTCAAATTTTATTAATATGCGTTTTGAGTTCAGTGATATAATCAGAGACCCAGATGGGATTACAAGGCATGGAGTAATGAGATTTCGTGCAATTATGCTAGGTTAATATAATCAAGAAATTGATAGGAGAATTTAGATGGCGGCACAACAAGGTTTAGATTTATTATTGAAAATTGATATTAGCGGAACTTACACAACTGTAGGTGGATTGCGATCAACATCAATTACCATGAACGAAGAATCCGTAGATGCTACAAGTAAAGACTCGCTAGGTAGTAGAACATTGCTTGCTGGTGGTGGAGTTCAAAGCGTATCTATATCTGGCTCAGGTATCTTTACTGATACAGCGGCCGAGGTTGCAGTTAGAACCGCTTACGCAGGGCAAGCAAATACTACTAACGGATCTACTGGTCAAACAGCGGCTTTTAAGAACTTCCAAGTTATTGTCCCTGATCTTGGCACTTTTACTGGAGCGTTCCAGATTACTTCTTTGGAATATGCTGGCGAATATAACGGTGAAGCAACTTACTCAATATCGTTAGAGTCTAGTGCATTTATTACATTTGCAGTATAGCGGAGGTAAATTATGTCTTGGGCTGAAGCAAAGATAAGCATTGGTACTGCAAAATTAAACGGAATGGTTAGTGGCGAAAGAGTCACTTGTCCATGTCCCGAAGGTTTTGAAGAGGTAAGCGAAATTACTATAAATGGCAAAAAGTGCAATGTTGCTTCTTGTCGGCTTGACTCCAGAGATGGTGTCTTACATTTAACCGTTGCAATGGCAACTACAAAGAAGGGAAAGTCAGATGACAAATCCGTTGAAGGGTCAGATACTAATTAATCTAGGAGGCAAGGATTACACTTGTCGCTTAAATGTTGATGCTATTATCAAGATTGAGACACAGCTTGATAAGGGCATTCTTACAATTACGCAAAAGCTATCAGAAGCTGATGTTCGCATGGGCGAGTTAGTTTGTATTTTATTACACGCTTTAAGAGGTGGCGGTAACGATATAGATGAAAAAGATGTTAAAGCTCTTATTCAAGAAACTGGAATTGTAAGCGCTTGTAGCGCAGTAGCTACTTTATTAGTATCAACGATGAGCGATCCTTCCTCAGAAGGGGTTGAGTCAAAAAAGGGTTAGGTGACGAACTAGATGAAATAGTTTGGAGGCGTTTCTATGAAATTTGTGTAGGAATGGCAGGAATCCAACCTAGCGAGTTCTGGAATATGTCACCTATTGAAGTTTACGCAACGCTTGCTGGATTTAAGGAATTTAATACATCAAATGATGGTAGCGATAAACCCTTAGATCGGGACAGCCTTGAACAGCTAATGGAGTTATATCCCGACTAATGGCTACTAATATTGATGAACTTGTTGTCCGAATTAAAGCTGATACAAAAGAGCTTAATAAGGCATTAGACAAGGTAAAAAAGAAAACCAAAGAAACTGGCGATTCTGGAAAGAAAGGTTTCTCTGGAATGGCGGCATCCCTTGGTAAAGTAAAGGGGAAGGCTTTAGTAGCGGCCGCGGCTATCGCTGGTATTGCCGCTCTGGTTAGACCTATTGCCAAAGTCGGTATGGCGTTTGAAGATTTACAGATATCTTTAAACACTGTTTTTGGAGGCATTCGCGGTGGTAAGGATGCCTTTAACCAAGTCATTGATTTCGCAAAAACAACTCCTTTTCAAATTGAAGATGTTACCAAGGCATTCATCAGGTTAAAATCTGCTGGCCTTGAGCCTGACATTGAAATGCTTAAAACCTTTGGTGATGCGGCCTCTATCGCAGGTAACGCAACCGAGGCTTTTGCGGCACTTGTTAAAATTGCATCTAAAGCAACAGGTGGTGGTCTAGGGCTTGAGGAGCTTGAGCAGTTAGAGACTCAAGGTATCGCAGTATATCCAATACTTAGAAAGGAATTAAACCTTACTAGAGACAAGATAGCTGATTTTGGTAAAACTACCGAAGGTGCGGCATTAATAATCACGGCCTTGCAAAAAGGCTTATCTGAAACAACTGGCGGCACAATGGCCGCTAGGATGGAAAACCTATCTACAAAAACATCTAACTTAGAGATTGCGTTTAAGCAGTTAGGTTTAGCTATATTTGAAGGTGGGCTTGGAGATACCTTAAAAAGTTTAACCGATGATATTACAGGAATGGTTGACGCTATTACTGCTGTTGTTGAAGCCAGCAACCTAGTAAAGGATATTAAAACAAATGTAAGCCCTACGTTTGCAAGAGCGATAAGTGATGACACGGCAAGGACTGAAGGATCTTCTGAGTTTACAAGAAAAACAGCACAAGAAAGATTAGATTCTGTAGGTGGACTTGAGGGTGCGGCTCAAAAAGAAGCGGAAAGAATCGCTAAACTACTTGAGATGGTTCAGTCAAGGGTTAAGCCTCTACGAAAAGATTTTGCTAATAACGTAGCTTTCGGAAAAGCAGAGGATTTATTTGATTTAGACCCTCAAAAAGCAGTAGAGCAACTTGAGACGAGCCTTGAGTTTGTTGAAAACTTTATGAGGGATAGAAAGGTAAAGTTAGACCTTGAGTTAGCGCCAAAAGATGATGATGGAAAACCTCTTATATCCAAAAAGCAACAGGCGAAGATTACGCGAGAGGGTGAGGTTATAAATGCAATCGCCCCACTTGAGAAGTTAAAAGAAAAGGCACTTCAAGCAGGTGATCCATTGTTTGCAGTGAAAGAAATGTTTGACCAGATAGCGATGGCAAGTGAAGCTGTAGGTAAAGATGGAAAAAGGTTGTTTGACGATGACGTCATCAAACTCCTTAAAGAGTACGCAACTGCTCAAAAGAAAATAGTAGAAGATAAAGGGCTTGCAGATGCGGCCGCAAAAGTAAGATCAGAATTTAGTGGTGCAATAAGTGCAATACAGGGAACCGTATCGGAGACTCAAAAGTTAGAGAAGCAAATAGCTCAAATAGATGCCGCTTTAGATGATGAAGATAAGTTAGCGCAAATGTTCCCTGATATGACAATTGAACAGGTAAGGGCTGGGCTTGCAACTTTAAGAGCGGAATTAGCTCAAATACCTGTAGATGCTAAAAATGCAAGTATAGAAGAAGATTTTGGTGATGTTAAATCTGCTATTGAAGGTACTATAACCCCAGCAACTAAACTAGCTAGTGTAATAGCAAATATTGCATTGCTTGCAGAAGAAAACCCTGATGCCCTTGAGGATATGCTTGGCGGCATGAAGTTAAGTGAAGTTTTAAAAATATTAAATGACGACCTTGAAGAGCTTAAAGCTAAAACAGAAGATGTTTCTGAAACTTTAGGAAGTCAGCTACAGCAAGCAGTAACAAATTCAGCCAACGCTTTCACCAACAACTTTGTCAACGCCTTAATGGAGGGTAAGAGCGCTTTAAGTTCGTTTAAAGATTTTGCAAAAAACATGGTATCGCAAATTATTTCTATTTTCCTGCAAATGGCGATTGTAAACGAAATATTAAATTCAGTATTTAAGCTATCAGGATCAAATGCATTTCCTACGCTTGGGGAAAAATCCGGTAGTGGCGGCATGAGCGCTCAAAGCGCCATGGATATTGTCTACGGAAAAGCAGGTGGTGGAGCCTATCAAAAAGGAGTTCCAACTTTAGTCGGAGAGCGTGGACCTGAGTTAATTATTCCGAATACTAGCGGCAGGGTTATGAATGGTATGAATACTAAAAACGCTATGGGTGGCGGTGATACTATCGTTGTCAACCAAAGCCTTAACTTCTCTACTGGCGTTGTGGGTACGGTTAGAGCAGAGATAAACAAAATGATGCCAACAATAGCAGAGGTATCAAAAAGCGCGGTGTTAGATGCCAGCCGTAGAGGTGGAAACTACAGAAAGGGGTTATTGGGAAGTGCCTAAAATAATTGATGTGCCTACGAATGTAGGATTTATAAGTTCTGATTTCTCATTAACCAATACTATGGGTGTTACTGTATCGCCATTCTCAGGAAAAACACGCACTCAAGATTATGAGGCTAATTACTGGACAGGAAGGGTCACTCTCGCGCCAATGCGTAGATCACAGGCAGTAGAGTGGCAGTCTTTTTTATCGGCTTTAGAAGGGCAGAAAAACTACTTTAAAATGGTTGACCCTGATGGTAAGAATCCGCAAGGAACTTATGTTGGTCAAAGGTTTTTAGGGGATGTAAGAATAAATAGCGGAACAAATGTATCTTCTGTATCTCTTACATTTAATGGTTTTGTGATTACAGCAGGTTCAACAATATTTACTGGATTAGTTGTTGGAGATTTTTTTACCGTATCAGGCGCTAACAACGAAGAGAACAATCAAACATACAAAATAGTTACTAAAAACAGTAATCAAGTTGTAACTGTGGATCATGCTATGACTGCCGAAGCTAATACTGCTGGTTGCAAGGTTAGACAAAATGTTAAGGGTTCTTCTGCTTTAAGTTTAAAGGCATCCGCAACCACCGCATACGGAACGGTTAAAGCTGGAGATTATCTTGCTGTTTATAATTTTACAGCAACCAACCTTGATAACATAGTTCAGTTAGTTATGGCTACTGGAGATGCGGTAATTACAGATACAACTACCGATCTTTACTCAATACCAATACAGCCAAAGCTACGTCAAAACCTTACGGATGATCATGTAGTTGGTTTTTCAACTGATGTTAATAGAGGCTTGTTTAGGTTGGATAGCAACAACGTAGATTGGAGCGCTAATCGTAACTCAGTCTACAACATAGTATTTAGTTTTATTGAGGTCATGTAATGGCTACCAGAGCAGGTATAGATGCAAAAGCGGCTATAAAATTAGCTGAAGATCATCAAAATATTATTTTTGCTGTAA